CTTGCGATATTCGGAGTTCTGTCCGGGTCAATCACAATTTTATTAAGGTCATCCAGCCACTTTTCTCCATACTCGACTGACCCCGGGCCTTTGGAAGCACCTTCAATTCTGATTCCGTATTCTTTCATTTCATCAATTGACTTTGGCTCGGCACTATCAGCAATTATCAAATCATTTTCATAACCTTTTGCCTTTATTTTATTAGCCGCTCTCCTGTTGCTCAATTTTACCTCATAAATCTCATCAATTGCATATAAAATTCTCCGTTTTTTATCTAAGTGCCAGCGGACATAAGAAAACGGGTCTGCTCCATAGCCCCAGTCAATCCCGGGCCGGATATTATCAAACCTTCTTATTTCCTTGTCAGTTATTTTTCTGAACTCTAGATTATCAAAGGGAACAACACCCGAGCCAATCGGCTCACCGAGCCAAGTGTGTCTATATTTTCTTTCATTTTCCTCTTTCAAGTGATTTATTTTCTGTAAGGTCTGCTGGGCGATATATGGATTGCTTGTATAATCAGAATGATGTATATAATAGAAGTCCGGGATTGTAACGGAATTGAATTTCTTGTTGCACCAATTAGTTTTTCTCTGCGGCGGATTGTAAGAAAAGAATATTTTATATGAATACCCGGTTTCCTCTCTCATTATACTATCTTCTATTACAGTTACTTTTTCTTCTGTTCTGAACTCCGCAAGTTCTTCTATCCACAGCCAAGTATAAGGAAATTCCTCGGTACTCAATGACTTAATTCTCTGTGGGTCGTCAGCACCGGCCAACAGGATTTTATTTCCTCTCGGTTTATAAATGATTTCCATTGGCGAAGTCTTGAACTGGAATAAATGACGGACGCCCAACATTCGAGCGGCCCATTTAAATTCTGTGAAAATTGATTCACGCACATATTTAGCATATTTTCTGACAGCCAGTCCGTTTACCGGATTTTTCATTGTTTCAAGAAGTCTATTTAAAGCAATTTGGGAGGATTTTCCGGAAGAACGACCGCCTTTAAGAACGTAATAAATATAACTGTCGTCCTTCGTTGCATTCCAAAAATCGTAAAAATTATCTAATACTATGTCGCTTAATTGTACGTTCGCCATTCAAAAACCACCTCCCTGTTTCACTCAAGCAATGTTCCGAGCAGTTTTCCTTCGTGATATAAATGATAAGCCCGGAACTGTTCACAATCAACTAAATGAATTTCTATATTTCCTCGGTCGTAACCTCGTTCATATTCACAAAGTAACTCGGGCCGAAAGCGTATCAGCCAGCGTTCAAATTTGTCTTTAAGATATGGATTACTCATCAATATCATCCACAATCTGAACGAGCTGATTTACGTCTTTGGCTGTTTCTTTTATCCCATTGATTTCCCATTGCTCTTTCCGGCACTTTTCCATTATTCCGGCGGCTGTCTTGAACTGTCTTAGCCTTGAATGATTTTTTTCCTTGAATAAAGCGTTATAAGCTCCACGTCTGATATTGGTTATAATTTTCTCATATTCAGCCCTCAATTTTGCTTCCTTATCTGACTGCTCGCCAATTAATTTCCGGGCCGCTTCTGCGTCTATCTTTTCAGCTAAACGACCTTTTTCCCAGCCGTTCTTCCTTGCTTTAGTCCGACCGTATTCCGGGTGGAAACCATATTCGTCAGCGAGTTCGTCCATAGAGTATTGCCCTGTTTCGTAACGGTTTTTTATTTCCGCCCAAGGATATCCCTTTCCCATTGTAAATCACCTCCTGTTAATCTTTCACAAATTCAAATGAATAAGTTATTCTGCCTGTCGAATTTTTGTCACCTAAGTGTTTATTATCAAGCCCATATTTATTGTTCATTTTACCCATTGTGCTTTTAATTCTCCCGTATCTCACAAGCGGCCAGTTTTTGTGTTTTTTCAAAGCGTGAACTAAAGCGGGAGTGGTCGTTATTAAACTCATATTCTTTCCCCGCTTTATATATTCCCGGGCCACTTCTGTTATAAATCTCGTTCCGATTCCTATTCCTTGAAAGTCCGGGAGAACTACCAGCCTGTGAACTCTTTTCCAGCCTTTACGGAGCGGAAACTGAATGACACCTGTGTGGGCCACAATATTACCTTCCCAAACTCCGACCCATTGTTCAGCGGCCTTGTGCAAATCGTGGTCTAGATAATGGTACTTTTTGAATAAGTCCCAAACTTTCCCTTTAAGAGCGTTATCAACTCTATATATGTCGAGTTTGATTTCGGGTCGTTTTGGTCTTTCCTGTTCTGGGTAAAAAAAAACTTCTTTTGGTCTGTATCATAAATCCAGTCTGGCTCCAGCCAGTCAATGATATCCTTATGACAGGCCACAGCGATAAACTTCTTACCAGCTTTTCGCACAGCCTTACTGACGGCAAAACTTCCGGTCTTTGCAACGTCCCGGTCGACCACAGAAGTAAACTCGTCGAATACAACCATTTCTTTTTCCTCGAGTAACGCCCGGGCCAAATCTGCTCTCATTTTTTCACCGTTGGATAAAACGTGATAAGGTTTCAGCCAACTCGGTGGACTTGCAAAACCAACTGACGTAAACTGTTTTTCGACTTCCTTTACTGATTTGCTTTTTGGCATTTCGTCAATTATACTACCACCGCTGTATTCAAAATCAGTAATATATTCCTCGCCAAAAACCTCTTTAGCAATTGTGGTTTTTCCTGTTCCACTTCCTCCCACAATTAAACCAACGTTCCAGTCTTTACCTTCAATATCAATATTGCCCTTGAACTGTTCCTTGACCCTCTCAACCTTTAAGTCAAAAGCACTTTTAACACTAGACACTCTAAATGAATCAACCGGCTCAATTTCTTTTACAATGTTAAAACTTGGCAATTGTAACCCTCCTCTGTAAGCTGGTAAAAAAGTTGCTCTTGTTCTGCTTCCGTTTCGCACTTTACAATCACTTGAAATTCTTCGTGAATTTTGTCCGACAGGTCTTCTTTGTCCTTTACTTCGTCATTAAAGTCGGCCATAATATCCTCTATCTCGTCCGGGTCAAAACCGGAAAACTCGTCCTCTATCTGCTCAAATTCTAGTTCTAGCATATCCATATCCCAATCACTCTCGGCCACTTTATTGTCGGCAATTCTTAAAGCCTTGACCTCGCTTTCGGTTAAATCGTCTTTCACTACAACAGGCACTTCTTCCATTTTAAGTTTCTTTGCGGCCTGAAATCTTCCGTGGCCCAAAATTATTTCATTATTTCCGTCAATTACAATCGGCTGAACGAAACCGTAATGTCTGATACTGCTCGCAATTTTATCGACCTGTTCTGCCGGGTGCTTTTTTGGATTGTTGTGGTAAGGAAGAATTTCCTCGACACTCATCTTTACAATTTTGTCTGAAATTTTCAAAATTTCCACCTCCTTGTATTCTACCCTAATTATATCTGATTTTAATAACTTTGTCAAAAATATATTACATTTATAGTAAAAATTAACGTTTTTATATAAAACCTTGTGAATTTTTTCTCTTTGGAAATAAAAACCAATAAAAGAGTATAAATGGAAATAAAGTTTTAATAAGGAAGTGAAGCCCAAAAAAGACCAGTCAATTACAGCATAAAACATATATGGAAGCATTTACTAATTGTTAGTTATTACTGTCAGCATTGGTAATATAAGGAAAAAATATGGCGAATATGGCGTTTCTTTTCGAAAACTTTTTTATTTCAAACTAAATACTTATTTTTATATGTACTTTATTTTAAAATAGTTTTAGAAAAGAAAGTACATATAAGGAATATGGAAGTAATAATAGAAAACTTTTTTAAAAATCGCTAAAATATGTTCTAACGCCTTTTCCCTCATTTTTAAAAAAGTTTTCCGATTTGACCTCCATATTTGCCATATATTTTTTCGAAAGTGAAATGAAGTACAAAGTAATTATGGCCCTTTTTATATAAAACGCCTTAAAACCTTGTACAAAGTTCGCACAATATCCAACGAATTTAACATAAAGCAGACATATTTTGGAAATAGAAAACTCCCGCTGTGTAAAACGGGAGCTGAATTTATATAAAATTTTATTTCATTTTATTTCATTTTATATAAAATGGGCCATATTTATTAAAATTTGCTCTGAATTTTCACCGGAATTTGCTCTCCGGCCACTTTCAAATTCATTGCACAGATACTTCCCGACGGGCCAACTGTGTATATTAGAGGAATATGCTCGCCCTTTTTGGTGTATAGATACTCATTTGCGTTGCTGAACTGAATGATTTGTTCCTCTGTGAAATCACCCTTAGTGAACGGCTGAAACTCTGACAGTTTTTTTATTGCAACAGCCTTTGGGAATTTTTCCAGCTCGTCTATCCTGTATGCTTTAAGTAGCAAAACGCCCTCTTTTGTAATATATTTCAATCTATGCCACCTCCCATTCTTTAGCAATACTTCCCTCACCACACACCGGACAGAAATAAGTCCGGTCCTCCGAATCCAAATTGGCCTGTATAGATTCAAAACCACTCATTCTTTGCATTCGGTGCATTACAATTATAGTTTTAAAATCAATATTCTTGATAGTAGTCGCCCAGCCACATTCCGGGCAAAGCAATTCAGTTTTTCCGGCCGCCCCAAGTTTTTCTAAATGCTTGTTATCTGCAAAATTATTGTTTTTCAATTTAATTTACCTCCTTAAATTTGATTTGCATTGCTTCCCGTAAGTTGCCAACTTTTTCATTATTGTTCACAAAGCGGAAATATTCATTCATATTATAATCATTGAAAACTCCGACAAATTTCATTCCTTGATAATAGGAGTATAAGTGAAAAGCCCCTCCGGAAACTCTATCCTCGTCAAAGACCCAAGAATAACTTTCGATTTCATTCCCGAAGTGCTTCAAAAACTCACCAATCTTCAAATGAATACTATCCTCTGATATTCCCAACACATTATAATCTCGGTAAAGTTCCCGCACCAAGTCATGCACTTCTAAAATGTAATCTAATTTTTTCATTATTTAACAATCCCCTTTCCCTTTTTGGCGAGCCATTCGAAATATTCTATTTCATTTTCAAAAACCAGCAGTCTGCAATAACTCTGACATTGCTCAATCATTTGGTAAATATCCTTGGAACTTCCATTAAGCCAAGTCTTACCGTTAATTGCGATAAAAGCATATTCGTAATTA